GCCTTGATAGTATGGTAAGTTTCTATACCAATCATTTCTTCTTGGTGGTCTTCTCATACCAGGAGCAATATGAATACCCGCAAAATAAGTTTGTGATGATGATGGCATACCGTCTTTCTGCGTGTAAGAAAAATACCAACTGTAATCACTTGGGAAGGCTTGTACTCTATCCAGTAATCTTTGAGCGTAGAACTCATAACGACCCTGTTCGATTTCTCTCAAGTAAGACATACCTTTTATGTCTATTGAATTACCCTGCTCGCTTGAACCGATAGTTATGGCTTTATTCATCTTACGAGCAAACACTTCAGGCATAGCCTCATAAAATGCTCTATGAACTAAATAAGGTGCGATGTAGTCATTCAACATAATACTATCAGCTTGAGACATAGTCCCACCTGATAATTGAACCGACTTTACTAACTCCATATAGTAATCATAACCTTTGGTACCTATAAGTGTTTGTAATCCCAATTCTTGTGCCATCCAAATACAACTTGTAAGCAAAGCCATATCTATATTTTGATTCAGCGTACTATACGCTTTCAACTTGGTTTCTGTGATTAGTAATACTGTAGCCATTCGTTATATTCCTTTTGCTATATCAATTTGGTCTTGTACCTCGTCTGGTAAGATTTGGTTTTGCTCGATACCCAATTTGATAATTGATTTATTTTTTAAGAACAGGATTTTCTCAAATGTCTTAAGCATATCCTCTTGGATTGGAATTATCCTTGTCTGTAAGAATAAATTATAAGCATCGAGCATCTCTGCTCTACCTCCTAATTGTCCTGATGTTTTAATACCTAATAACATAGGTGATGATATACCCCACGCTGTAAGAATTGTTTGGTCTATCTGTGGTGCCATATTGGAATACCAAGCATCACTTGCGTTGTTTGGTAATGGGGTAATAATTGGGGCAGTTTCAGGATTCTCACTAAAGAATAAGAATATCTTACCTGCGTTATTTGTAGAGGTATATTTGGATTCTAATTGTCTCATCAAAATATCTCTTTCTTCTTCACTTGGTACTCCATTTACAAAAGAAATTGCTTGGCTGCCCAGCATTGAATTTTGGGTATTATTTAGATGAAAGTTTCTTATTTCAATATCAAGTTGAGATGTTGTTAAAGAAGCAATCCAATCAGGAGCTGGATAATAACTCATCATCGGTTGATACTTTTTAACATAGTATATTTGAGAAGGGGCATCATCACCAACCATATTGAAGGCTGGTATTTCAGCTGGCTTCCATTTTTGAGGATTGATTTGTGTTCCCTTCCAATCTACAGAATAAAAGTAAGTATCCACATTACCAAACATATCCTCTTTACCTGCTCTCAATCTTGAGAAGTCAGTATGGTAGATTTCAGCAATCCCCCCATCGTTAGATTTTACGATGTTGAGTGCGAACCCACCAAAAATAATCCTATCAACCACACACTTCTCATACACCTCATAAAGGGTTTCACTTCTATTTGCCATTCCAATAGCGTTAGGGTCTCCCTCTTTAACGATGAGGTCTTTACCCCTCACACCATACATAGTAGCATTAGCACAAGCACGAGTGATTGGTGAGTATTGATAGTTTGTAAGTAGGTGATTAGGAAACATATTATCGTCCCCGTAGAACACCCAAGGCTTGTTTTTGATTACCTCTTGGAATTGTGGTACATACGCAGCATTAAACTCGTGTATATGTAATCCTGTTTTGTTTTTGTCGCTCATTACTAATAAATATCAGTTTTTTTCGTTTTATCCATATCAACAACTCATATATCCTGCTGGTTGTGGCATTCCACTAACTAAATTCCAAGTTGAGTTCTGTGGAGCATACTTTGCGTAATATGTTCCTGCTGGTATTGTTAAACCTGTATTTAGATAAAAAGTATCTGTTGGGTTATAGTCGAACCAAAATTGTTTATTACCATATAATACAACATCAATATTTGTATTGATACAAGCGTTTCCTTGAGTTGAACCTGTTGATACAGCAAAACCATAAACACCTGGAGGGAATGGTGGTGTAGAACTCGGTGTAGGAGTGTTGGTCGGTGTGGTGGTTGGTGTTGATGTGTTCGTAGGGGTGTTCGTTGGAGTTCTTGTAGGAGTGGCTGTATTAGTTGGAGTGATACTTGGAGTTGGAGTGTTGGTCGGTGTAATGTTAGGTGTAAGTGGTTGTTGGCAAGCTTCCTCTTCTTCACTTACATAAATAACTTGTGCGAAGTTTTCATCATTAGAAATATAAGGCTCAAAGAAACATTCTTGGGTATTATCATCACCAACAATCAACCACCCTCTACCACTCTCTAATTTGTTGTACGCTAAATCTATATTTGTATTTGTAGGGCTTAATTGTTCGTAGATAGAATAGTAATACTGACCTAAATAATTTCCAAAATTGACTTGAGGAGGTGTCGCAGATAGATTCGTAGTTTGAGATTCAACAAATCTAAACTTATCATAACGAATATTACTCATGATAACTTCAGGTATAAATGATATCCTTTCCTTTGATGCTATATGTTGGAATGAGAATAAGTAATAAGGATTAGGCAGCGTCTTATTCATAGACACAGTCGCTATTAAATTATTCACAATATTTTTTCTAACTATTAGCATTCTCGCTGATTATGTAATGGGCGTCAAGTTTATCGTCAATCAATATAAATAATATATTCATTAAATGATTTGGTTAGTATCACAAACAGATATACCTGTTGGTAATTGAATTATATTTTCCATCTGTTGTGGTGTTAGACAATTTGTGAGTTGGTCTGTATCAACTTTAACAACATAACCCCAAAACTCGGTATAAGCACTTGAAGCGTCCAAAGAACACAAGCCAGTTGTTGTGTCCCAAGTTATAGTTTCACCAGCAGGTAATCCCAAACAATCGTTTATTTGATTGATTAGGTCTAAAGCCTGTTCTTTTTGTTCGTATTTAATAAATCCTTTCATATTATGTTATTCCCCATTTAGTTTTCAAGTAGTTTATCAAATTGTTCTGTTCGGTTGATGTAAGTTCTTTATTAAACATATACATCTCACCTATCTCACCATTCACTGCTGGGTCAAACTCCTCTGTGTTTATGATTCTAAACTCTTGTGATGTTATTGAACCAGGGAAACCTGTTGAATTATTAGTATTACTTACAATACTTTCTGTCTGTGCTACATTATTCACATTAAAGTAATCCACAATAGTTAAAGCTGAATTACTCATATAACCTTGTGCTATATGTGTTGAGTTGAATCCTGTATAACCATCGAAAGCTCTTCTGTACTCGAACGCTCCACTATTTTCAATCTTATAGTTCGCATATCTTGATAATTGAGCTTGAGCATAGTTATTAGACCAAGAGTTCGTTCCATTTCTCACAGTAATTAAAGCAAATGGATTGGTACCACTATATTTTACAACAGCAAAAGTATTCCAAGTTGAACCTGTTATATCTGTATTAGCTTGTAAAAAGTCATTCGATATTGTGATTGCCGACATACCTGTTCCCATAGTTGAAGCAGACCAACTTGGTTGATTAGCTGCTGTTGTTTGTGAGAACCCTGTAAATGCCGTCCAATTACCCTTATTAGATACTGACTCCACAAATTGACCTGACCTCAAAGTCAAAGAAGATGCGTCGTTAAAATCAACCCAAATCATAGGATTTAATGATGAAGGGTTAAATGGTGTAGGGCTCGGTGTGGGGGTTGGTACAGGTGTAGCCCACTCACTATATCTCCATTTAGCACGAAGATAGTTTTGTACTAATTCCTGTTGTGAAAAAGTCAATTCTCTTGTATAAATCATTACCTCGGCAAGTTCCATACCAGCATTACTTGCTGTTAAAGTTCCACCTGAAGATACACTTGCTCCAATTATGAATGAGTTGAAGTTTGTGAGTGGTGTGCCCGTAATTGCTGTAGTGTTAGTTGTTCCTGATTGGTTGATTTCCAAATACTGATTACCTGTAGGAAAAGGTTGAGCTAATGTAAGTAAGAACTTATCACCCAAGTTCGTAGCACTGAAAGAATAGGTGATAGCAACTGTGATACCGCTATTCTGTGATAGAAAATTGGACGAGTTATTACCTGTGTTAAAATTATTTGTGAATGCTCTCGATGGTTGATTTATCGATACTGTTACTGGAGTATAACCACCATTTGTTGTATTACCTGAATATAAATAAAAGGAGTTTCCAAATCCATTTACAGTTGAAAAACCAGAATAGTTTAACTCTTGTGGTTTAGCCATCACAAAGAAAGCTGTAATACCTGCTCCTGTTATGACTGTGCTGTCGAACCTTTGTGATAAAAACTCTCTTAAACCAGCTGTAGCATTTTTATTGAACTTGATAATTCTTGGACTACCAGGAAATAGTGTAGAAGCAGACCAAATAGGCATTGTATCCGTTGTCGTACCTGTTAAAGTTTTACTATAATTTCCTAAACTTCTCCAAGCTGAAACATAATCAGTTCCACCTGAACTAATAAAATCTATTGAACCTATATTACTTGAATCATACCATAAGTCAGGTGTTGAAGGTAATCCCAACGGAGTTGAAGAAGGTGTTAAAGTAGGTGTTAAA